CTGGTTGATCAAAGAAGAAGCCGAAACTCGGCAATACTTTGCCAACTGGATGAACACTGGCAAGATTAATCATCCCAAGATTGGTGTGGAAATACACGGCTGGAACATCATTCACAGAACCAGCATGAACATGCACCAAGAAGACCGTGTGGATGAACTGTATGACGTGCTGGAAAATTTTTTACAACGTTACAACTTGCCTGAAGATTTAGTAGCCAGTTTGATGAAACTGCAAAGAAACTACTATATCAAGTACAACGATAGGAATCAATATCCTATGAATCTTGATGTAGGTTACAACATTTGGGATTACCTTAGTTTCAATCAGCCACTGGAAAAAACTGCTACAACTTATCGCTTAGATTTCCCAGAAGACAAGACCATGAGCTTGAATCGATTCTTGGAACTATTTTATTTTGCACGCCGTAGAAATTTTGGCAAGGCCACAGTGGATCGTATTGGCATTGAAAATGTCAAAGGTACACGTCGAGGTGCAGGTGCTGCCAAAGCACAAGGCAGTTTCTCTGTGAAGAAAAAACAACTAGTGGTGTGATGTCAAGGCTGTTTACATTCGGGTGTAGTTATACCAACTATCGTTGGAGCACCTGGGCCGATTGTCTTGCTCCAGAGTTTGACTATTTTGAAAACTGGGGGCAAAGTGGAGGTGGTAATTACTACATTTTTAACTCATTGATGGAAGCAGATCAGCGACATAAGTTTGGTAAAAATGACACTGTGATTGTGTGTTGGTCTACTTTTATGCGTGACGACCGGTATATTGATGGTCGATGGAACACTGTGGGAAATATATATACCACATCAATTTACAATGAAAACTACTTAAAAACTCATGTAGATGAACGAGGCTATGTTATCCGCGACTTTGCATTGATCAAAGGAGCAAAGGCATTGCTTGAAAATCGAGTTGACGTTAACTGGCATTTTTTAAGCCTTATCAATCTCAAGTTAGGCACACGATGCGAATCCGCCCCTGGAGAACCACATGATGTCATGGAGTTATACTCAGATGTGTTAAACAGTATTTTGCCTAGTTATCAAGAGGTGTTATATCCAACTGGTTTTCCAAATCGTGTTGATCCGCATCCAACACCTGCAGAGCATTTGGCCTATCTGGATGCAGTATTGCCAGGTTGGGTGACAAAAGACGAAACTCGTGTTAAAATAGCACATGAAAGTATCAATCTAAATAAACACCGTACAGGAATGTCAAAGGTAACAAGATTATGAAATTAAAAGTATCAGAATTATTTTATTCAGCACAAGGTGAAGGACGTTATGTTGGCGTGCCCAGCATATTCTTGCGCATGTTTGGTTGTAACTTTACCTGTTCAGGGTTTGGTTGCAAGCCCGGTGAACGTAGCACAGAAGCAGATGAAGTAGCCAAGACTGTGGAGTTGTACAAAACATTTGAAGAACTGCCCTTGGTGAACACAGGTTGTGACAGTTATGCGTCATGGCATCCTGACTTCAAACACTTGAGTCCCACATACACAGTGGAAGAACTTGTGGATCGAATGACTGAGCTATTGCCCCGTGGCAACTGGCTGCAACCCAATGGCAATCCTGTGCATCTTGTGATCACAGGTGGTGAACCGCTGTTGGGCTGGCAACGTGCATATCCAGAACTGTTGGATATATTGCACGAACGTGGCCTACGACACATCACATTTGAAACCAACGGCACTCAAGATCTAACTCGAGAGTTCAAAGACTATTTGCGCAACTGGTTTGGTGAGATCACATTCAGTGTGAGCCCTAAACTCAGTGTGAGTGGTGAGTCATGGGAGGATGCTATCAAACCTGACGTGATTTGGGACTACGAAACATATGGCGTGACCTATCTCAAGTTTGTGGTGGAAAAAATTGCAGACTTTGACGAACTGGACCGTGCTGTGGATGAATATCGCTTGCGTGAGTTTGGTGGCCCTGTGTTTGTGATGCCTGTGGGCGGTGTGGTATCAGTATACGATGGCAACAGGATCAATGTTGCCGACGAAGCACTGAAACGTGGCTATTGGTACAGTCCAAGATTGCATGTTGATCTTTGGGGCAACGGATGGGGCAAATAATGGGATTCTTTGATAGATTTAAAAAGAAGCCTCCTGCAAAAGAGGAAAAAGAAAAAGTTATTCGTGTGCCCAAAGCACCAGAAAAAACTGCCAAGCAAATTGCCACAGAAAAGAACGAACCTTATGTTGCCATTGTAACCATGGACATTGATCCCAACAACTTGCACCAAGGTGCATTTGAATTGGACTGGAATGAGATATTCATTGCTAGATTGGTCAAGGCCGGTTACATGATGAAACCCACAGACGCAGACTCAGACATCGTGGATCGTTGGTTCCAAAATGTGTGCAGACATGTTGTGATGGAAACATGGGAACAAGACCAAGCCATGCGCAACTCAGTGAGTGGTTATGTACACAGTCGAGACATTGGTGATGGGCGTAGTGAAATAAGTTAAGGATATTGATATGATGGATGGAAGACGTGTGGGCTTTACTGCCAGCACTTTTGATTTGTTACACGCTGGCCACATTGCCATGTTGCGTGAGGCCAAGGAAGAATGCGACTACTTGATCTGTGCGCTACAAAATGATCCCACCTTGGATCGTCCCAACAAAAACCGTCCAGTACAGAGCATTGTGGAACGACAACTACAACTCATAGGTTGCAAGTACGTAGACGAAGTTTGGGTGTACAACACAGAAAAAGATCTAGAAGACCTGTTGTTGGTATTACCTATTGATGTGCGTATACTGGGTGTGGAATACGAAGGTCGAGAATTTACTGGTCGTGAGATTTGTCACAAACGTGATATTGAATTGCACTTCAATGGTCGTGATCATTCGTTCAGCAGCAGTGAACTGCGCCAGCGTGTGGTACAGGCCGAATCCCTGAAAAAGAAACTGGAAGAATGGGAACCAACTGGTGCAGACGATACAGGTGGACCCAGTCCCAGATGATACTGTACGCAAATGGTTGCAGTCACACGGCGGCCGCAGAAGCAGTAGTACCTGATTGTTTTGCAAAGGACAATGGCCGTGCAGGAATAGATCGACGCCCGCATCCTTTAAACCTAGCAGCCAGTTGGTGTACACATTTGGCACGTGATCTTGGCCGGACATTGGTTTGTGATGCAGAGTCATCTAGTAGTAACGATCGAATCATTAGAACCACACGTGAATGGATCACCAACAATCCTGATCAGTTGCACAATGTATTCATGATCATACAATGGACCACTTGGGAACGAGAAGAATGGTTGCACCGTGACAAATGGTATCAGGTCAATTCATCGGGAGCGGATTGGGTACCACGAGAACTACAACAGCGGTATAAGCAGTTTGTGGTCGATGTAGATTGGACGGCAAAAACTCAAGAATGTCATGAAAAGATTTGGACATTGCATACTGAACTGAAAAGTTTGAACATTGCCCACTTGTTTTACAGTGGGCACAGCACTTTCAGTGATGTCCAAAATCAACATATTTGGGGTACCAGTTACATGTATCCTTACAATCAACAGGGTTCTTATAATGCTATTTTACAACAAAACGGGCATGTGCCTACAAAATGGTACCATTTTGATGCCAAAGGCCATTGCTTTTGGGCCAAGTATGTGTTACAATACATCAAACAACACAACTTGGTAACACACAATGCGCTATCTACTGATTGACACCAGCAACATGTTCTTCCGTGCGCGGCACCAAGCACATCGTGCTGCAGACACATGGACCAAATTGGGGTTTGCACTGCACCTTACGCTGATGAGTGCAAACAAAGTGGCACGTGATTTGGGTGCTGATCATGTGGTATTCGCACTAGAGGGTCGCTCGTGGCGCAAAGATTATTACCGACCCTACAAAGCAAATCGTGCTGTAGCACGTGGACAAATGAGTGAATCAGAAGCAGAAGAGGACAAACTGTTCTGGGAGACGTATGATGAGCTGACTAAATACTTGTCTACAAAGACCAACTGTAGTGTGATACGTTGTGCCACAGCAGAAGCAGATGATATCATTGCACGTTGGATTGCTTTACACCCCCAAGACGAACACGTTATTGTCAGTTCAGATTCTGACTTTGTGCAGTTGATTGCACCCAATGTAAAATTGTACAATGGTATCAACGATCACTTGTTCAGTCCCGAGGGTGTCACAGACGCAAAAGGCAAAAACTTGGCATTTACCATTGAGAGCAACAGCAAGATCAAAGTTGGCAAAGCCGATGCCAACTTTGTACCTCCTGTGGATTATCAGAAGTGGGTGTTGTTTTTGAAGTGCATGCGAGGTGATCCTGGAGACAATGTGTTCTCGGCCTATCCTGGAGTGCGGGTGAAAGGCACAAAGAATCAAGTGGGACTCACAGAAGCATTTGAGGATCGTGATCGCAAAGGCTATGCGTGGAACAATCTCATGTTGCAACGTTGGATGGATCATGAGCAAACGGAACGCAAGGTGCTGGACGACTATGAACGCAATCGTACCCTGATTGATCTTACTGCACAGCCCGATGCGATCAAAGCTGTAGTAGATGAAGCCATACGTGAGCAGATTAGCCATCGAGATGTGGGCATGGTAGGTGCGCACTTTTTACGATTCTGTGGCAAGTACGAACTCACCAAACTCAGTGACTATGCAGATGCCATAGGTCGCTGGTTGAATCAAACATACAAAGGAGTATTAGATGATCGAAGCCAAACCCATAGTGGATAAAAAGTACTGGATCTTGAAGCAGGACAACCGCAAGATTGGTGTGGTAGAAGCTGAAGGCGATGGTTACACTGTGCGTATCAATGACCAGGTGGGCCGGTTCAAAACCATTCCCATGGTTCGCAAAAAGGTAGACATTGAATTTGCACCGCCAGAGAAGACCACCCGGCCTGCACCGGATCAGGTGCATGGATTTGAAACAGGATGCAGAGCATTCAATCCCATGTGGGACGTCAAACATCGACTGCCGTTGTTCACAAAAGAAAACAAATCAAAGTCATGGTATGCCGCTGGTTGGTATGCTGTGAAACAACATCGTGCATGGAAATTAATTCGCAACCCAAAACTAATTGTGTTGGAACGTTATCAATATCAAGGTCCATTTCATACCCAGGAGGCAGCACGTGACAAATCCCTTTCGTGATCAAGAGAAGTTTATGCGAGCATGCGAACAGAGTGTTGACGCAGTGAACGAATCTCAGTATGCAATGTATGTTAAACTAATTGATGAAGAACATCAGGAATTATTAGAAGCTACATTGACAGAAGATCGAGTAGAACAACTGGATGCACTTGTTGATATCTTGGTTGTGACCATTGGTGCGATACATAGCATGGGTGCAGATGCGGAAGGTGCTTGGAAGGAAGTCATGGCCACCAACTTTGCCAAGATTGATCGTGAAACTGGCAAAGTGCGCAAGCGTGAGGATGGTAAGGTGTTGAAGCCTCAGGGTTGGACTGCACCTAACTTGGTGCCTTTCTTGAAAAAATGAGTATACACATACATCGTTTTGTGGATTCGGTCAAAGCACACGAAGCACGTGGACAAAAAGACTTCTCCATGCCCATGCGCGATGCCAAAGACTTGCATGCAGACATCACTAAACTGTTGATTACATTGGAACAAATGCGAACACAACAGTCACGTGGTGCAGAAGTTGTAGAAGTGCAGATCACTGGGGGTAGTTTTAAATCTGCATAGTTATTGGCATAAATAAACGTGGAGTTTAATATGTCAAGACCAAAGCCCACAGTGCTGATCGAGCACACCAACAAACAGTCCTACAAGACAGAACAAGTGCTGGCTTCGGAAGGTGTATGGGCTGTGTTCTTTGACTCCAAGCCCATCAACTTGAAGACCAGTAACTTGCTCACGCAGTTTCCTGGACCCAAATACAAAAAGGTATCGTTCTCCAACCCCGGACATGCTATCAACTTGGCTAGAAAACTCAACACACAATTCCGAACTGACAAGTTCAGTGTTGTGCTGTTAACGCAAGGGGATAAGATCTATCCCAATGCTCAATAAATTACAACTCACAGCAGAACTTATACATCATTATCCCGATGCACCCACAGTGGATGAGGCCATGGCAACTTGGTGGCAGAACATAAGAGATGATGGTGGCTTGAGACTCACATACGAGGGTTTCTATGTGTTTGAAAACTTGTTGGAATTCAGCAGTTACACATTTGAACTGCCAGAAAAGTTGTTGACTCCAAAAAACTTGCTGGCCATGGACCGTCACATGACCTATCCTTACTACATGGTCAACAATCGCAAACTCAACAAATTAGTGATGTTTGGCAGCCGGGAGGCCATGATGGCCACACTGCACGGTGACATGCAACAATTCATCAACAGTTTGACTTACTGATCAAGTAATACTCAAGTAGTACTCAAAAAGTAGTACTTTTGTAGTAGTACATTCTGGTTGACCGAATATGCCCGAAATGCTATAATACACACATGATGAGAAAGAAACGCACCGATCGAACCCATATTGTGTACACAATCCAAATTGGATTGGAGTACTACATTGGTATTACCGCTAAAACTCAGCGCACCATAAACATGTCTATTCGTAGCCGTGTAAACAAGCACATCTACCGCGCCCGCACTGAAGACAAGAGTTGGAACCTGTACGAAGCAATTCGTGCCGCAGGCGAAGCCGCTGTTAACTACGCAATCGTGGACATTGTGCGTGGCAAAGATGTTGCACACAAGTTAGAGCGCGAGTTAATACAAAAGTACGCACCTGCGCTGAACACTGATGTGCGTGTGAAATCGGTTGCCCAATAATGGGCAACCTGTTATAATAGTTGCATACAAAGCAAAAAGGAGTCAGCAATGGAACAGTTCAAAAGTTGGGAAGACATGACAGATCTTGAGCAAGCCCAATGCACTTATTGGGACATGTACAAGGACGCCTACGGCCACCGTCCACGTGGTGTTGACACCTCTAGCTGGACCCTTGCAGACTTTGAACAGGAGTTTGCAAGCCTGGGTTCTGTTATCCAGCGTGAAGAAGCTGACCGCAAGACAGCTGAAGCCCAAGCCATTGTGAAGTTTGAAGATCGTGTGACCAGCCTCATGCACACTGGCACCTGTCGTGAGCGTGTGATTGCATGGCTCATGGACGCTGAACACGCCAATGGCGATGACGAGTATTTTTGTTTCACGCAGGGCCTGCCCTACGGTTATTTTAGAAAGGCTGCATAATGAAATTCACAGTTGATTGGAATGACCGAATGCTTCGTTGGGACGTGGTGCGTTGGGACACCACTGCGGAAGGTGTGTATACAATGTATACTGGCACCACAGTGGACCACTGTGCCACTCGAGAAGAGGCTGAAGAAATTTGTGCATATCACATGGATATGATGAACCCTGCCCTGTGGGCAGATGTTGGTTGTGAATTTGATCGGGAGATAGCATAATGGCAGGCAAAGCAAAATCAGTTTATCTCACAATCACTGTCAAAGGCAAACTCAATGCGGTGTTTCGCAAAGTGTTTTTCAACGCCAGTGACTACAATGCCTACGTCAAAACTGACGAGTTCAAGGCGCAGTGGCCCACCACGGAGTATGACATCATAAAGGAAACATACTAGCATGACTAAAGTTGTGATCAACACATGCCACGGTGGCTTCGGCCTCAGTGCCGCGGCTGAGAGTAAATACCGAGAACTGGCTGGGGTAACAGACCCTGACTTTCACGACTGCGAAATCCCAAGAGACGATGAGCACTTGATTTCGATAGTTGAACTCATGGGCTCAGACGCCGACGGTGAGTATGCTGAATTGAAGATTGTGGATGTTCCCAATGATGTCAATTGGTACGTTGAGGAATACGATGGTCGGGAATGGGTGGCCGAACGTCACCAAACTTGGAGCTAATTATGAATGAAGAATTGAAAAATTTGGCACTGCAAGCAGGTGCGCCAAATGTCTTGTGCAACGAACTTTGGTTCAACATGTTCTGCCAGAAGTTTGCACACTTGATTATTGAACAAATGGAGTTGGAACATGATGACGCAATCGGCTGATGGTGTTGCAGGATGCTTGATACGCGGCCATGACGGGCAGTATTATTTCCGTGTGTACGATGCTGATCACAACTTTGTGGATTATGACGTGATGCACAGTGATCTAAGCATCACAATCACCGATCCTGATGCGTATTTCTATCGCGGTGATGGCATTGATCGCTTGGATCATTCTCCCGCCACCTTGGGACTAGAATAATGGCCACAAAACACAACAATGATGATTTTGATTTGCCGGATCAGCACGTAGAACCCGATCCTCCCCCGCCGCAGGTTGTGGTCATAGCAGAAGATTTGAAATTGGGCTCTGCAGAAGTCAAGCCATATGACCGCAATGCCTGGATCCGGGAGTTTGGTCCTAAGCCGCCCAGTGCAGGCATGCGAGTCGTGGATTTTGTTATCTTGGGCCTGTTTGCTGGCACTGTGTTGGTGATCATCAAAGCCTGTGCTTGGGCGTATTTCAGTTAGGTAAAATTGCTCTAGCTAGGTCCCAGGGTCAAGGCGTTGTATATAGTACATGAAACGAGAACTTGTCAACCAAGTACGCGAACTGCTAGAACGCAATCTCAGCACTGCCGAAATAGCACACAGAATGGGCATTGACATAGACCTGGTCAAAATGGCCATAGACGTTATCAATCAACTACTGACTTGACAACTACCCAGAGTTGACAATAAATAAAATTCCTGTTACAATACACATGTAGGGCCTATAGCTTAATGGTAAAGCAGGAAACTCATAATTTCTTGAGTCGTGGTTCGATCCCACGTGGGCCCACCAAACAATTAGGAAGACGTTATGCCAATGTATGAAACCACTGTGAGAACGCCGCAAGGTGAAACCAAGGACCGCGTGTATGCCAAAACTGTACAAGAAGCCAAAGCACTGTTTGAGCAACGTCATGGTCCTCGCAATGTGCCTTACATTCCTAAGATAATTCCAAGTTGAGCATTCTGGCGTTAGTATAATGGATAATACAGCGGATTTCTACTCCGCGAATATGGGTTCGATTCCTGTACGCCGGACCAGTAAATACACCATGCGAGTATGGGGGAATTGGTAGACCCAGTGGACTTAAAATCCACCGCTATATGCGTACCGGTTCGACTCCGGTTACTCGTACCAAAGGAACAACCATGAGCAACATCAAGATTGAACCACATCACGCAAGCGAAGGCACTGACGATGACTTCTTTGATGACATCAGAGGCAAGTGGGCCCAAATGGAGACCGAGCGTCGAGAGAGTGATGAGTTCCGAGTCAACAACATGGAATATGACATGAGCCAGGCAGACTGGTTCCTGAGCAAAGTACGTGGCAGCGACGACTATGCACAAAACTTGTATGCTGCCTTGTGCAACAACCAGTTCCAAAAACAAGATGTTTGGCTGGTGCTGAAGGATCAATACTGGTCATGCACCTGGCGCTATGCCGGTGGTGTCGTGGCTGACTTTAGAGACTGCGGCGAAAGCTACATGGACTGGTACTGCTCGGGCATTGGTCCCAAAGACGACACTGAGTTTGTGGGTGAAGGCAACGTCACTGACGAAATTCGTGCAGATTTGGCACTCCTGGGTTGGCGTGTGGCTGAAGAACCCCACAGCGAATAAATACATTATGCAAATAACTATTTCCATGCAAGATCAACTGTGGCGAACTGAAGAAGTCGACAGTCCAGGCTACAATGTTGTTGAAATACTGGATGCCATTGGTGCTGCCAAAACAGCCGGCGAACTAACATGGGTCAACTGGGATGAACCTTTACGTCTTGACATTCAAATTGTTGGCTAGTATAATACTAGCAGTGACCTTTGTTAGCTACGAGAATCTCGCAGTAGACATAGGACAATCATGGATGTGTAAATAAGCCAAACAGGAGACTGCGATGCAACTAGTTAGATACAGAGATGCAAGTATGGTAACATACACTTGGTTTTATGTTGATGACACGACTCGTATCATGGTCAGTCCATTTTTTGAGTCAGAGCAAGAAGCACTGGCATGGTTCAACCAGGTTTTTGAAAGTGTTGAGGAGTAATTATGAAAAAAGTTATATTTGGTTTGTTATTGGCAAGCGGTTCTGTTCTAGCACAAGATGTGTATGTGGTCAGCACCCAGCCCAGATACGTCACTGTGCAACAGCAACAGTGCCGTACTGTTGAG